TTCTATTATAGTTTGCTTGTATTGTTTACCTAAAAAGATCATCTTGTAGCCGTAGTCGAATTTTAAATTCAACACCCCGCAGACTGATGAGGCTATGACATCGGGGAATATAGTATTTATAGTCTTGGGGATTTCGCTTTTGGAATAGGTAGGTTTGTCTCCGTCTTTATCTGACTCCAGAAGGATAACGTCCGAACTGCTAGACCAGTAAGGCGCAGAGTTTTCGGCTGGGGCGTTAGAATATAGTCCCACTATTTTCCTTCCGTAATGTGAAGCTAAATGAATGGGAAAACTGTCTATGCCTACGTGGCATAAGGAGTTTTTTATAACATAAGCCGTTTGGGCAACTGAGGTCTTTCCGTTTAGGCATATGAGGTTTTGCAAAGTTTTGTCTTCACTTGATCCTATCTGCACTATTTTGACATCTTCAGGGTAGAGAAACTTATTCAAAAAATCCACCACGTCTTGCCAGTAGTCGTAAGTTCTAGAGTCGAATTTCCCGTCTCCTGTGTGTATAGTTATATATTTTTCCGCAGGGACAGCGAAGAATTTATCTAAAATAAAAGGTTTGTCTATTTTTAAGCCGGAGCTTGTTGCGTAAGCTTCTAATATGTGCATTAGTTTCTAAGATCGAAGTTTATTTTATCTATCCCGTTGTGTTGGTAGTTGAAAAGTTTTTGCGTACCGAGGTGGGGCAGTAGGGCTATTTCGAAATAACCCTTATGCTCCCCGGAGCCTTCTAACCACAACAGTCTGTCCATTTGCGGAAAGTAAGGGATAACTTTATATACGTAAGGGTTCCCCTCCAGAATCGGAAAGTTGTTCTTATTTGTCGCTACGTATAGGTTGAAGTCCGGATAGGTTTCCTTAAGGGGTTTAAACAAAGCTGTAGATAAAAATACGTCACCCATACTTTCTGGGATAACGTATAATATCCTTCTGCCTTCGTCGTCGTCCAAGAATTCATTTAGGTCGAATTTCTTTAATCTCGCATTGATTTCTGCAGCTGTTTTTCTGAAAAACTCTTCTACTTTTTTGGGCTCTACCCCTTTTTGTAGTTGAGCTATCCAGTATTGGTACCCTTCGTCCTCTATAGTTACACGATGTCTTTTAAGTATCTTTTTGTACATTGAAATTAGCCAATCACTTGTGTTGCTTGGGCTAATTTCTATTTTAGCTTCTGGATCATTCCTCTCAGCTTCTATGTTAATTTTTGAGTAGTCTGCTTTCGGGGCTTCGTCTATGAAAGACTCTATGAATTTTGCGGTTTTTTCTATTGAGAAGTTGTCGACCGCCCATTGCCTAGATAGTTTTTCTTTCTTCCTCTTTTCTTCTTCGCCCATTTCGTAGACGTCAACTAACCCTTCGCATATAGAGCTGGGGTAAGTGCTGGCTTTCCTGAAAAGGGTTTGAATTTCTCTGTACTCGCTCCATTTAAGGGGAATGGATTGAGAGCCTTCTTCGCAGCTCTCTTCTCCGCAGCTATAATTGGTTACCAAGGTGATAAGCTCCGCCATTTTAGCTTCTTGTATGGGGATTTCTTGCCCTCCGCTGGTAAACGGATGACAGTACACGTCCATCAAGTTGTAAATTTCATTAAGCTCTATTTCGCTTACTCCGTTCAGTATGTTTGACGTAACTTGACTCTTTTCTGACCCACAAGACCTGCAGTTTAAGCCTTGTCCTTGGAAGTTTTTTATTTCGTAGCTTTTACACTTGGAGCATTTATAAGTGGTAAGAATATCCGAATGTTGAACTTGGTATTCGTCAGCAAGTCTTAGTATATTCCAGCCCTCGTCCCAATGAGTGTGCAGCAGCAGTTTACCGCTAGCACCAGTCTTGTTCTTCCACATAGAAAAGCCCTCTATTAGGTTGGGGACCAGCTTCCTCAGCTGGTTGCGAAAAACAAAACCTATTATAAATTCATCATGCCTTATCCCGAACTTTTTCCTTAAATTTTTTCTTTCCTTGTTCTCTAGCCTGCGAAACTTTGAGTGATCTATGCATCCGTGTAAGGTTTTAATCTGGTCAAACCCCAGCCTTTTGAGTTCTTTTTCTGCAAAGTTGCTCCACACCCAGTAGTTTTTAGCCTCTTTTGCGCATTTTATTGCCGTTGGGATTATGGGCAGGGAGTCTAGAGTTGTCCATATCGCTGAAGTGAGTTCATTGAACCATTCTTTTTCTAAGGCGAAATCTACCCCCCAAATATCTTGGCACCCTATGTATACATCTGGTTTTTCTTGTTTTATTATCTCGTCTATTAGGTTGGCTCCGTAAGAAGTTCTTCTGGCTTGCTCTGGGTCCGAATTAGTAGGTTGGTTATGAGGTATTGTACCTATACTCTTCCAAGGCGTAGTTTGCAGCCTAGGATCGTTGCTTACTGTTCCGCAGCAATAATGAACTATGTCGTACTTTTTAGTCTTATATAAATACGATAAAAGGGCCTTGGCGTTTCGGCCAAAGCCCGTTTTCATTAAGGCGAAATCGCTTTGAAATACTAGTTTCTTTTTACCATTCTTGGTCATCTAATGGGTCGGCTTTTTCTTGTTCGGGTTTCGGTGCCTTGTCGGTCCTCTCTGCTCTCTCTGCTTTATTATTTTCTTTATAGGCGTCTTCTTTCTTATTTTTACCAGTATAGGCTGTTTTTTCAAAGATTCTTTCTAAAGAGTAGATCAAGAACTGCTTCAGCATTCTGGCCTCTGGGTAGTATAGGCCTATGACAAAGCTGATTTTGTTGGTTGAATCCTCTTTGTCTTCCTTGTTGACGGAGAAGGAGAAGCCTACTTGCTTGTTGTCTTTCTTACTGACGTACGGCGCAAATTTGAATTTTACTATTTGGTTTTTACTTCCGTGGTAGCCGCCGTATTCGGCGTTTCTTTCGATTGCGTCTACTATACCAGAAGCTTCAACCATGCTGAATTTAACCATGACTTTAGCTCTTGGGTTGTCTTTATTCTTTACGAAGCTTCCCACTCTCCTGTCGGCGTTCCAAGAATCCTGCTTGATAAACGAAGAAAAAAAGGCTTTCTCTTCCGTGGAACTCCAAAAGGAGCAGGCGCTCCCAGTGACTTTAGGGTTAGGTTTATAGAACTGAATCATAACAAAGGAGGTACTTTAACTCTTTTCTGCCTCTAAGTCAAGACTTTTTCCGCTTTAAGGTCAGAAAGTTTTGTGAAAATCTTATTGCTTTGCACCACTATGACGTCCGCGAATACGGCTTCGTCTACCTTGGTTCCTTTAACGATAACGATGTTCTTTTCTTTGGGTAGGCCGTTATTAGCAACCTTGCACTGCTCCAACTTCTCCTTGAAAATTAAAACTTTGGTAAAGCCTGTTTCGTCAGATATCGCTAATCGGCAGTATTTGTTGCCCTTCTTGGAGCTGCCAGAATATGGTTTTTCATCTACGGTACCTATAAAAGAAACTCTAGTCTGGAGGTCTGCCTCCTCGATTTCCCTTATGCTCATTAGGCCGTCACGTTTGCTCTTAAATATATCTTTCAGCATCCTTCCGTGCGTGTACCCTAGTAGGTGTTTTTCGTAATACCAATTAGCAAAACTCTCTGACTTTTTGTTTTGAGCATATATGTCTTTGTATGGGCCGCATTTTTTTCTTATGGTTTCCATTCTAGATTCCTTAATAAGGGGTTTTCCTTTTTCGTCTTTTTTTGAATCTAGGGTTTTCAGCAGGGCAACTAAGTCATAGCTTCCACCTTCCGAATACTTCATGCATAGTCTCTTTTCTTTTTGGGTTAAAATATTCCAGAGTTGCGCTTCGTATACGACCTTAGTTCTCGACTGTTTGAATCCTTCTAGTGCTCCCGCCTGTATGAGAGCGCAAAGCGTGCCTATATTAAGGACGGCTTCGCTTGCTGCTTGGAAAATTTCGAACTTGTTTGCGTATTCGTTTTTAAAATCGTTCAGCCGGTCTATAGACTTGTCGGATATCCCTTTAATTGACAGTAGCCCAAATCTTATGTTATTCCCTTCAATTGAGAAGTCTAGTTTAGATTTAACTATATGTGGGGCAAGGAGTTTAATGTCGAAAAGGCTTAGTTCTCTTTCTATTTTTGATATTTCCTTGATTGGGTCAGGCTCATGTCGGGTCATCTTAAGGAGCGACAGAAAGAATTCCTTAGGGTGTTTGAATTTTAGGTAGGTCGTAGATGCAGATAATGAGGCGTACGCTATGGAATGGGACTTGTTGAACGAATAGTTTGCCGAGTCCTCCAAGACTCCCCACAACACGTCTCCTACGTCAACTTCGCCTTTGTTTCCTGTCCACTCGGAAGAGAGTCTGTTTTCTTTTACTTTCTCTCGTATTTTCTTCTTCCACTGTCTGACTTCTTTGATTTTCTTTTTGCCTACTATCCTTCTCAGTATCTCCGCTTCGTCTAACGTGAAGCCTACCTTGTTGGCCATTTGCATCATCTGCTCTTGATACAGACAAACGCCACCAGTTGAAGATAGGATGTCGTCAAATAAGGGGTGTATCGCTTCGTAGCTATCGTTGTTGGTATAGTTGGCGTATTGATCTACAAAAGCTAGTGCCCCGGGTCTTCCTAGCGCTAAAACGGCGCTTAGTTCTTCGAGGTTGCGTGGCTTAACTTTTTGGCAAACCCTAAAGTTAGTGTCGGCCTCTATTTGAAATAATCCGTGAGGAGCTCGTAAGTCTTGTAGTTGTTGGTAAATAAAAGGGTCATTTAAATCTATGTCTTCTACATTTATTCCTATCTCCTTGCATGCATTGTCGACAACAGACACGCTTCTTAGGCCCAGTATATCCAGCTTAACATTAAACAGCGAAACCCAGTTCATGTCATAAGAGGAAACGGTATCTTTGTCTGATGTAAGCTCGGTGGGGCAGCCCTCTTCTATATCGTCGTAGGACAACAATACTCCGGATGGGTGGGAGCCCTTGTTCTTTATTAGGTTTCTTAACTTGAGGGCCGTCTTATATACTTTTTTGTTTTCTTCGCACCAGATATCGAAGTCTTCGGCTTCTTCTCTCGCCTCTTCTATATCTTTAACTTTGCCGAACACTTTAGGAATAAGGGAGGAAACGGTGTTCATTTCGGACTCCTCTTTCCCTCCTACTATTTTTCCGCACTCCTTCATTAGGAGTTTGCCGCTTAGGGTGTTTAAGGTTAGTATTTTAGAGGTCTTACCTTTAAACTTGGTATCCAGATACTCTAAAACTTTGCCTCTGTTATAGTAACAAACGTCAATGTCTACATCGCACATTAAGGATCCGTCCAAATAAGTGATGCCGTCTACGATTTGTTTCTTAGCTCTCGTTTTGGATATAAACCTTTCAAAGAATAGGTTATATTTTATTGGGTCTATTTTAGTTACGCCTATCCAGTAAAGTACGAGGCTTCCCGCCGCTGAGCCTCTGCCCAAACCAACAGGGATTTCGTTTTTGTTACAGAAGTTGATGACATCCCATACCAAGAGAATATAATCTACAAAGCCTAGGTCCTCGAGGGTGTCTAATTCATACTTTGTTCTGTCGGTATATTCTTCGGCTTTAACTGGGTCAACCTCGCCGCTTAAAAGCTTTTTTTCGTAACCTTCGAAGCATAGAGACTTAAGGAAGCTTAAATTATCTACATTCGCTTTGTTTTCTTCTACTTCGAATTCAGGCAACCTGACCCCGTGCATGTCTATCTTTAAGGGTTTGAATTGTTTTGTAAATTTTTCACTCATTTCTTTTTCCTTCTTTTATCCCTATCCTTTTTAGTATTTGCTTCAGGGACTCAACGGCTTCTTCGTCTGTCAGCCTATAAAACACATTGGATCTATCCGCATTTTTTTCTCCGGACCTTTTAATTGTGACTATGAAATAATCGTACCCTTGGTCTTCGAGGTTATCCTTTAGGTCGTATACGAAGTCTAGAGACATATTAAACCTCAACGCTCCATTTAATCTTGTTCCAAACTTTTAAGTTTAGCTTTAAGTCTACTAAAGCGTCGTGTAGGTTATCGTAGTCATGCTCTATGTTATACTCCTTGCCTAGAGCCTTTAGATTTGATCTCACTCCTTTTTGTATTTTATGTAGTATCTTATATTGGTAAATCGTGAGGGAGTCTTCCTTTCTGTTGTAAGGTATTCCGTATTTTATACCCCTAGCTAGGTAATTGGTGTCGATAATCTTGTCTACTAGGTGGCTATAGCTTCTACCCATCGATCTGTAGAGGCTTTTTATTAAAAAGATATCAAACCCTAATAAGTTGTGGCCCGCTATGTAGTCGCAGTTATCGAGTTGTTCTGATATTATACTGAAAGCTTGGGATTTATCTATTGCTTTTGATTCGTGTAGCTTACGGTTGAATCTGGTTATTTGTGCGGCTTCTTTGCTTATTTTAAGGTCGGTGTCCCATTTTAAATGTATATCCCACGACTTAATTGCCTTGTCCCCTTTGCACCTTATCATCGCTATTTGCCAAGGCAGATTGTGGAATTCGTTAAGGCAGAGATTGAAGGTTTCGCAGTCTATGAAGACTATCTCCTTTTCCTTGTCGTACCTGAGTAAGTCTTCGTCCATTATATTGATAGTTTGCGGATAGGAACGTTATAGCAGTCAGCTCTAAAGGTGTAGTTGTTGTCGGGGTCGACTTCTCCCTTTTTGTGGAAAGTTGCGATTTTGTAAAACTCTTTTTTACTTATTTTGCCTAGGTACCAAGCTTCCTGCAGGTTGTCTAATACGTTTACGAACGCGTATTCGTCGCAGTCTTGTCTGGTGTTGAAGTCGGCAACCGAGCACGCGTAGTAAGCTTTTGGGGGAACCGTTCTTTCTTTTGTTTTGACGTCTACTTTGGTTTCTCCGTAGATGATGTCGTAGTCGTAGGTATCTTCTATCTCTCCCCCGAGAACCTGTTTGGCGACCTCTTCGCCTATGTAGGCTACGATGATTCCGGCAAGTCGATCAGGGTTGCCTTCTTCGTTTCTTATGGAGTTCTTTAATGGGGGTAATTTTTCAGCCCTTACCTTTACCCTGTCTAGGGCCGTCTTAGTTATTTTGAACTTTTTCATTCCAGCTTTCGAAACAGAATTCGTCAGAGCACATATGATCCATGTTTGGTTTGTCCAGCACTGTTCTTTTTCCTATGCACTTAAACGCTAGGTAGTCTTTGAAATCTTTTTTGTTTTTATAATAGATGCTTTTGGTATTGACCGTTTCATGTTTGTCTCCAGCGTATTGCTCTACCTTGGCTTTTATTAGATGGTCGAACGGAAGGTCGTTGTCTTCAACGAAGAAGGTTAAAGAGACGGAGTTCGTGTCCGGTATGCAGACAGAGGTGGTCAGAAGATTCTTAAATAAAAAGGAATCATAAAACGGCGCGCAAAGAGAAAGATGCTTGTCGTCCCAGTTCGCTTTGATAGTGTTATAATCTAGTCTGGGCTCGTAGTAGAAGCCTTCTTTTGCCGCTACGCTGTATAGTTTAATCAGCTTCCTGTATCCGTGAGTGTCTTTAGCGAAGATTATAAATTTGCATGAGTTTTCTACCGACTCTGCGTTTTTTGTTTTCATGTCGGCGCATACTGTAATCCTTATTCCAAAGTGAAGGCCTATCTTGGCTTCCTTCAGGTTGCTATAAGCTTCTAAAAGGCCGCTCATTGTATCTTCGACAACGAAGACTCTTTTGATTCCAGCTGAGTGGGCTATATCAACGATTGAGTCTGGCTCGTTTTCCTTGGAGGAGTCCAAGCCCCTAAAAGTAAGGACTGATCTTCCAATGCTGTAATGTGACTTGAATAGCGGAATCAAATCCATGGGTGTATCTTATGCGGCTTCTGGGGTTAAGTCAAGCTTTAACTTCAGAAGTCCAAAGGGTCTCCTTTTTTGTCTGACCAAGCTGGGCATCCTTCATATTTAGCTTTTTCGATTGTTTCATTTTTACCAGCTTTCAAGTCGTCCTTAAAGGAGGATTTCAGAACTTTTCCTTTATCGTCTACAACCTTGTAGTAATCGAAGGGGTCTATGTAGGGGCATCTCCAAGTTTTTCCGGCTTTACATAGCCATTGTACGCCCTTTTTGTCTTTTGCGTAACTGGATTTGCCCAAGTCTTCGTCAAAGTTATTTATAATATCGTATACATACGCTAAATAAGACTCTAGGCCGCTGAGTTCTTCGTCTGAAAACTCAAGCTCTTGAGTAGGGGCCTTGGGGAATCTGAGAAACAGAAACTCCACTTTAGGTTTTAGTTCCGGCCAAGCTTTCTTTGCAGCTAGTGAGTATATCATGGCTTGGAGGTTTCCGCATAATTCGTCTTTTGAGAATTTCTTTTTGCTCGACTTGTAATCTACAATTTTTACCTCTTTGGAGTTCTCGTATCTTATCGGCTTGTCTATAAAGCCTCTAGCTTTGTACTTTGGCTCTTCGTTCTCCAGTAGGAATTCATATTCCGGCTCGATCACTTCTCCTCCCTTTCCAAAAAAATCGTACTTGAGCCCTACTACTATCATTTTATCTAAAAGATCGTAGTTGTCTTGGCTCGTCATTGGCAGGTCGTGCTGTTTCTCAAATTTTCGGCAATACTTTTCCACCATTCTCCTTACTGCCGGGCTGGCGGATAGGGAAAAGTTTTTATATATTGCGTTGAAGTGGCTTAAGTGTCTTGGGTTTAGTAAGAGCTCAAAGACTAAATGTACTATAGTACCCCTAAGTGCTCCTTCGTTTTGTTTTTGAGGTAGTTTAAGGTGATAGTTGCACCAGTATATCCAAGTGCAGTTCTCGAGGGTTTTAGTTCTTGAGGCTGATATTATTCTTTCGTCTGCCATTTTAGTATTTCCTCGGTGTTCATTTCTCCGAAATCGTTTTTTGTCGGTAGCTTTATTTGTAATTGGCGTCTGTCGAAGTACTTTAGAAGTTTCTTATAGGCTTTCTCTGAGGCGATATTTCCAGCGTTGTTTTTCGATTCGTCGTTATTAAAGGATATCGTTATTTTATTTGGGTCTTCTCTGAGTAGGAAATTTACAAGGCTATTGCTGATCTCTAGGCCAAAGGTAACCATGGTGTTTTTTATTCCCGCCGACCATAGTGAGAGCATGTCCCCTATGCTTTCGACTATTAAAGCTTCCTTCGCGCTGTTTATAAGAAGGTAATTAACTTGTAACGGGTATCTCCAGCTAGATTTATCTCCTATGTGTTTCCATTTTGGCCTTGAGCTCGAGGAAGAGGTTTGAATGTCTCTACCGGTAAAACCTATTATTTCTTCTTTCCCGTTTAATATAGGAAAAACATATCTGTTTTTCATTTTCCCTTCGGAAACGACCCCCCCTTTGAATAGTTCTATTACCTCTAGCGGAACTCCTCTTTTAATCCAGTATTCGTGGTTTGGTTCTAGTTTTTGTAGCGTCATGTTGGAATACTTTTTGGTAGCTTTTATTAGCGGCTTGTTCTCTGTTGGGATTGCGCTGGGGGATATCTGTTTGTCGGTTAGCCAAGTCCTTGCCTCACTTAAGTTCTTGAGGCCCATGGTTATCTTGACTAAGTCGGTAAAGGAGCCTTTAGCGTTTTGGCCGTAATCAACGAAGAACCCTGTTTCTTTATCCACCTTTAAGGAGGTGTTGTTTCCGGAGTCCCTGTAGATGGGGCGCATTCTATATTCTCTTGCGTTTTCGCAAATGTTGCTATACCCCATGTCCGCTAAGGCTTCTCGATAGTTCATATCAACTCTCCGTCATTACTTCTTTCGTCATTGAGTTCGACCTGATCGGACTGAGCTTCTATTATATTGTTTAGTGACCCGCGCTCTGTTACCCCGAAGTTTTCGACTCCGAAATTGAGGTAGTTGTTTACGTATTTTTCTGATCCATCTTCAAATGTTCTTTTTATTAGGTCGTGGTGTCCTGCCGCGTCTTTGCCTTGAAACCTTGTTTTGAGGGGGATGAGCTTGTGTGACCCAAATCTATCCTGACCTCCGTCTAGCGCTATCTCGTCTATAGTTTTTCTCCTAAATATAGCTACAAAAGCGGCGAACCATTGAAGCCTGTCGGACAATGCTATAGCGGAACTGTCATCAAGTATGTCTGACGACTTTCGGTTGTGGGTTTCCCCTGAGCGGTTCATTTGCATAGCCGTAATGATTGGGGCGTTGATTTCTTCTGAAAGCTTCTTCAGTTTGTCTATTTTTTCGCCTATCGCTTGGTGCTCGGCCCAGTTTCTTTCTACTTTTTCTCCTGTTAGTTTGACGTAGTCGTAGGCTACTATGCATTTATTACCTCTACCCACTTGAGAGTAATACCACCTTCTAACTATGGAGCAAACTTGATCTATGTTTCTGTTGCCAACGTGGTAGTGCATGTATTTGAACTTCTTCATTTTTTGTATGCCTTCTCTTACCTTGTCGACCATTTCCTTATTTTTTCTCCAGTTGCCGGTCTCTATGTACCACATGGGTACATTAGATATTGAAGCCGCCATTCTAAATTGCATTTCTTCTCGGCTCATCTCTGTGTCGAGGATTAATGCTGGCACGTTATGCTTAACGGAGGTCTTGAAGCATATGTCGTTTATCCAAGTTGTTTTCCCTTGGGCTGGTCTGGAGACTATAGCGTAGATATTCCCTTCTCGCAGTCCTCCGTACATCCTATTGAACTCTGGGTAAGGTGTTGACAATCCGCTTTCTGTTTCCGGTTCGTTTCCTCTTGTTTCTATAAGATCCCCGATTCCTTCAAAAAGGTCTTCTGGCTTGTCGTTAAGCTCGTAGGAGGACATTTTGTCACCATATATTTTGTCGGCTCCAGATATGATGGCGTCTATACTTTCGTTAGTGCTTGAGGTTGCGAACCTCTTTAGTTTGTCGGCTGTTGATCCAACTTCCCTTAGGATCCTGTATTTAACCAACTCTTTAGCTGCGTCTATTGTTCCTTTATCTGTTATCTGGGTAAAAGAGATGTTTTCTATGTAGTCAAATACATTTATGTCGTCCTTGAAGGATACTCCTAGGTTTTTTATTTTTTGAGAAAGTAGAATCTTATCCGGCTTCTCTTTGCTGATGATCGTATCCCTTAAGACGCAAAATATAGTTTGGTGTACCGAGTTAAAGAAGTCGCTCTCGTTTACAAATTGGTCTACGTCTGGGAAAACCTTAGGGTTTTTAATTATACCGCCCAGCAAGTGCTTTTCTACCTGTAGTGAATATATTGACATTTGAAATTTAGAAGTTATTTAGAAGGGGGGTTTATCGTCATCCTTTGAGTCGTCAAGGTTTTCGTTGATTCCTTTTATTAGGTTCTCTATGGTTACCTGCTCTACAGCTTCAGACCAGTTTTTTACATAAGAAGCAAGGGCCATTGAAAAAAGGTTACTGTCGAAGTGGGACTCTACGTGAATATCACCTTTGCTATCGCATGAGAAAAGAACAAAACCGCCTCCGGTGCATTCATTAATTTGGGACAAAATTGATTTGGGGATTTTACTTTTTTGCATTGTCTGGGTTACGTTAATGTGATGTTGTACTTGTCTTTAAAGAAGTTCTCGTTTATAGTTGGCGCTTCATCCTGCATTACTTCAACTAGAAGGAATCCGTTTTTTTCTAGCCACTGACTCTTCTTTACGTCTCTCTTTATGGATTGTAAATATTTGAATCTGGAGTTCGAGTGAAAGTGCTTGTTGAATTCCTGATGTTGTCTGCCCTGAACCTCTATGGCTATCTTCGAGGTGGCGTTGAGTAGGTCCACCTTTAGCCGCGTACCGTACACTGGAAACTCTTCGTATACTACGTGGTTTTCCCAATACTTTTTCATAAAAGTTTTTACTTGGAATTGTATTTTTGATCGGCATTTCGCGTTCCACTTTACTCTAAATCTTTCTACATTCTTGTATTGAAGCCTTCCGAATACATTGTAAAGCCTCATATCAGCTTACGGAATTTTTTCTCAAAATACTCGACCAAGTCGGGACTCTCTTCTAGGTAGGTCATAAGCTTTCTTTCTCCCTGTATCTTCTGGGGTATTTCAAAGCCAGCTTCTTTAGCCTCACTTACTGCTTCGTCCGAGAAGCCCATCCAGCCTGCCCCTTTGATTTTAAGCATATCGAAAGCTATTACAAGATCGAAAATTTCTCTTTCTTTCCATATGTGAGCGCCGTTTACTTTGTCGTATTTTATTGGAACGGAAACCTCTTCTCCTGTCTTCTCGTTTCTCGTTTTAGTAAACCTCATGACGCAGTAGTGGCCTAGCTTTTTGCCTTTTTCTTTGATGGAGCTTGCTGAGGGGTTTTCCCAAATAAACAAGTCCGTCCAAAGGGGTCTTATTTCTACTATGGTAGAGCTATAGAACCCTAAAGCTTTTCCTCCTGATTGAATCGTGCCAACCTTTCCTGTCTGCGTGTTCATTTTCGTTCTAATTTGGGAGAGAATAATCAAGCTGTGCCCGAATCTGGAAATTGGGAGGCTTAGCGCCTTTCCGGCGACTGAGAAGACCGAGGCTCCTCCGGCTATTTTCTGAGGGCCGTTGAACCCTTTTTTAGAAAGGTTGTCTTCGTCGTCTTTGCGAATTAGCGCATCGCTAGAATCCATGATGAACATGTAGGCTCTGTCTTCCGCATTATTTATGGCGAGCTCCCTAATCATACCCAAGGCTCCTTCTAGGTAGTTGCTCTCAAAGCAAAACCATTTGTCTTCACTCGTATCTATGCCTATCCTGTCTATTAGCTCTGGGGTAAGCCTTCCCTCTGCGTTTATATAAACTACAAATGAGTTTTCGATTTCCTTCTGGAACCTTTTGGCTAAGTTCAGGGCGAAGCTGGTTTTGCCGGACTCAAATTCTCCAGAAATTCTGAAGATCCCCGGCTTTACCCCTCCGTCTAAGTGTATGTCTAGCGAAATGCTTCCTGTGTCGCAAATCCAGTCTTTAGCTTTCCCTTTATTATAATGTAAGTCTTTCAGCTTCCCTTTCTCTAGGAGGGCTTGTATT